CATCATAGTAAACCTTTTTAAATGCGGAACCAATAAGCGGAAGATGGAACAACATCCGTTCAAATTCATCAAAGTATTCAGGCATCTGTTCTGTAAGCTGATAATTCATAAACTCCTGAACTCTTTGAGCTTGTTGATCCTTTTGAAAGTTACCCGTACCCAGAACCTGTGCCTTTACTGGTCCTGCTGGTGGAAATAATTCAGAGATAGCTTTTGATTGAAACTTAACAGCAGATTCAACAAGCAAGGGATGCACAGCAGTACAGGCACCCTCAAAAGGTTCCGACGTGTCTTCAAGCTTTAATCCAAGAAGATCAAAGCCTCGTTCAAACATTGATTCCCATTCTGCCCTTGAATTTAAATCAGCATCATATCTATCATAGACACCTTCAGAAATATAAACTAAATCATGCTCATCTATTTTTTCTGCTAGATTTTCAAACCATTCTTTAATGTCTGTTTTTTCTTCATACTCAAATTCATTTTCAAAACTGACAACAACACCACCATCCTCTTCAATATCAAAGGATACTGTTTCACCAATTTCAATATTAGCTCCCTGATCTGGTATCTGAATAATTTCAGCAGATGGTATCTTATCGTATGGATTTCTTTCAGTTGCCATTTTTATAAGTGTCCTTAAATTTTAAATAAATATATTCCATTACAGCTTTTTGATAAGCTTCCCAATTTTCGTAATCTTCTTCTTTTGGGCGTATTAAAGAATGATTAATATTTTTTTCGTATTTCCACATGATATTATTATATCACGAAAAATCTCTTTATGCAACCCTTATCTTGAAATAAATACATAATCAGCTACAGTCGTACCTGCTAACTCCATATTTAATTCATTCTCAATAAAAGAAATTATTTGTTCTGGAGTTGTTCCAAAGCGTTCACATGTATTCTTGATCTCAATATTCATTACTGGCTTTGTACGTTTAATAGTTTCTGCTGCACCTTTCAGGAACTGTAATTCAAATCCTTCAATATCTACTTTTAAATAATCAATCTGTGGAAACTCAAAGGAATCTAATGTTTTAATATGAGCAGCATAATCTCCACCGTCATTCTCTACAATAGAAGCAGTACCACTATTTCCTTGATCTGCATAAGATAGTTGAACAACTCCTTCTTCATTGCCCAAAGCACAACTATGTATTTCATATTTATCTTTAGAAAACTTTTCAAGATTTCTTTCTAAACAAATACGATGTTCAAGAATAGGTTCAAAACAAATTACCTTATCAAACTTTTGAACAAGGTCAACAGCCCATGTTCCAACGTGTGCGCCAACATCCATAGCAACACCAAAGTTATTAACAAAACTTAAACTGTTTGTTCTATGTGGTTCTTGATATTCCCCGCCTAAAAAATGTTTATCAGCTAAAGGAAAATAAAAATCTTTTCTTTTTTCAATTACAACTTTCAACATACTTTATTAAGTCCTCCAATATCCTATTCGTTTTTGTTTACGGTGATTTACATCGTCTTCCCAGTTTGGATCATCAGGATGTCCTAGCCGCCATGACTCCTTCATATAGTGTACAGCCATAACAAGAGCATCTACTTGGTCATCATGACGACCATGTGGAAATGTAATAAGCTCTTCCATTAATTCGTCTGCCCATCTTTTATTTGATGGTAGCCACACTCGTCCAGCTTCTAACATAGGACTAGCGGCATATACTCTAGATACTTTGTCCTTATCTGGTGTGTACTCCATTACAGGCAAACCACTACGTCTTAAATCCTGTATCAAAGATTGACCACTTGCTTTCTTTTCAATAATACAAACATCAGGTCTATACTCATTATATAGTTCTTGAGATATTCTTCTCAAGTCAGGATATTCAAACTTACCCCTTGTACTACCTAATAAAATAAGATTACTTCCCCAAAGTTCCCGCCCATCATAATCTTCTTCAGGCATGTCAAATATTCCCCATGTCTGAATTACAGTGAAGTCAGCAGTTGTCTTTGTAGAAAAGGCTGTATCAAATGTTTGAATAATAAAATCACAGGATGGCGGGTCACCATAATCCCATCGTTCAACCCACCTCTTTTTTATAATCCCACCTTCTTCTGGTGTAGGATTCTGCATGTACAATGACTCCCAATATCTTGAACCATTGCTTGCAATAATTTCTTCTTCATCTACTCGTAGTATTTCGTCAGGCTTCCATTCAGGAAAGTAGGAACTACCCACAGGTAAATCAAGTAACTCTGAAGCTTCTTCGTCAACCCAAGCAGGTATCTTTACAACTTCCCAAGGATATGTACTATCCATATCCATTACTTCTTCCTGCTTTAACAGCCACCCACATAAATCATCATGATGGTATCTTGTATTAATAATCACTATAGAACCACCGGGCATAATACGAGTACGCAAACCAGCAGGATACCATTCCTTAATATACCTGCGACCAGCTTCTGAAAAGCTGTCCTCTTCCGACATAGCATCGTCCAAGATTGCTATATGCGCTCCCCGTCCTGCAATCTGTGATCGAACACCAGCAGCATAGTATGTACCATTAAGATTTGTTTTCCATTTACCAGCAGCACGAACATCACTCCTTAATGAAACACCGGGAAAAATATCTTGGAACTGTTCTGTGTTTACAATATCTCTTACAGACCTACCGAAGTCTGAGGCAAGCTGATCACTATGAGATATCGTCAGTATCTCATGTTGAGGATTATTACCTATATACCATGCTGGAAATATCTTGGAACAAATAACTGACTTGCTACTACGAGGAGGTAAAAAGACCATTAACCTTTTGATCTCACCATCCTGAACCTTTTGAAGTTTGTCAGAGAGAACTTTAATATGTCTCCCCATTTTCCAATCAGACACAACTGTAGGAGCAACAAGACGAACAAAGGAAATAAAGTCCATCTTACTTTTTTGTAACACAAGATCATCTTGAAATGTACTTAATGTCGCTAGTGTATCTATAGAGTTCTCTATAGGTTCTTCCATACTTTCTTCTAAACTCATAGTTAACCTTTTGTTATTGTTATTAAAATTAATTATTAAAGTTAATATTTAAAATATGTTAGTTCTGTTTCTCTGTAATCTGTATAGACTATTATACACTATTTTTTATAACTATGCAAGCCCCCGATTAAAAAAAATTTATATATGTGATATTTATGCAACAGTATCCTGATGAGTTACCTTGGTATTTTTTGTAAATTTTCAAGGGGTCTGTTTTATATATATGTGCCTGCATGCGTTTTTGCGGGTGGGGGTCTACAAAGTCTCAAAAGACTTTGACAGTCTGGCAAAAAGAATGCTTTTCCTACGGAAAAATCTGGAAAGTTCTCTGTAAATCTGTAAGATTTAGCTTGATTGTGACATTTTAGTCATAGACTAAGAGTTTATTTATTACTCTCTACTTAGCTTTCTTTGAAAGCAGAGAGTGATAAATAACTTACAAATCAATGGGTTAGGGAGGTTTTGGAGACTGTGACATAAATGTCACTGCCGATGAAAATCGAACAGCCCTTGATGAAGGGCTTGACAAGCTTTGATGAACTAATTAATAATCTACCTTGTGAGTTCTTACGAACAAGGTAGATGATTAATTAAGGAGAATTGCAATGCGAAAAATCCTCAGCGAGGACGGCTTCGAAATTGAGGTCTATGACCTCGATGGCAACTTTGTTGCTTCCTTCAACAGCCTTGAAGAGGCTGATGACTTTGTTTACAACTATGAGTTTGGAACTAATTAATAATGATCTAGTAGAGTATCTTACGATACTAGATCATGATTAATTAACTGAGGAGATCGAGATGTCAAATTGGACAACTATGACAACAGCTGCGCTGAATGACTGGCGGCTGTCCAATATTGAAATATTGAACCAAGACTTTGCCGACCTTGATGTAACCATTGCGGTATCTGCAGGTGGTGGAGGGTTTGATATCTTTGAAAACGCCACCGGAAATCTTGTCACAACTTGTTGTGATTTGCAGGAAGTTGAATCAACACTAGAGGGGTGCTTCTAATGATTATCAATGATTTATTGGACGAAGCCAATAAATACTGGGATAATTTTCCCGGTTTTGAAATCCGACTAAACCCTTTAGGAGAAGGGTTTGCTATCTTTAATGAAGATCGACTTGTCGATACTTTCGACACCATCTCCGATGCCGAGGATGGCATGGGTTGGTTATGGGAATCCGACTTACGTCGAAGGTCATAGCGGTTAATTAATAATCTACAGGGTAAGTTCTTACGAACCCTGTAGATGATTAATTATCTGAAGTAAGGGCAGAGCCAAGGTGCGGAGCTACCTAAGGATGGTAGGTGCACTTACAAAGCTGGTCAGCCCTTGTGTTCTGCCCTTGCTTCAGTTAATTAATAATCTATCTAGTGAGTTCTTACGAACTAGCTAGATGATTAATTATTTCAACCGCCAACGATAGGAGAATATCATGGCAAAGCAAACCCAACTGTTTTTCAACGGCGAATGGCTCCCGGTTTCGGAAGGCTTTGAAGCCTTCAAGGCCGCTAAGGATGAGGGCTTCCCAATCCGCATCCTACACCCTTCGGGGTCATTCAAGGTAATCCACAATGTGGATCAACTTCCGGAAGGTGTAGAGGCTAGGCATAAAGCCTAGTCTCTGCAGGAC